CCCAAGACGACGCCGGAACGCCGCTCGTATCGACCGATGTCTTACGCGTGGAATACCAAGGCTTTTTCCCAATCATGGTAGTGTCGGACGCAATTGAGGCCATAAACGAGCGAAAATCCATCGAGGGTGGCACGGGCATTTATGAGGCCGTAGAGGACAAGGCGAGTATCGACTCCAAAGACGCTGCACTGGATTATTCCGACGGCCTATTAAGGAGATACGCCAAGATTGCCGAAACAATCACGTTTGACACGGAGCTAATCGGCCTGAGATCCGGCCAACTTATCACTTTGGAGTTACCAGCGCACGGGGTAAGCGGTAGTTTCCTGATTGGCCGGGTGGATATGCAGGACGTAGGCTTTACGGACGGTAGCCTGCGCTACAGCGTGGAGTGCCTAAGCGGTGAGGCGTTCGGCGGGTGGATCCAGTTTTTCAAGCGGTTAGCCGAATCCAAAGCGACCTATGTTATCCGTGAGAATGAGATATTAGTCAAGCTGATAACCTTCATCGACGAAATTCAGAACCACACTTTGGATGATTCTATAACGTACCACTTGCATCAATACAAGCTTTGCGGCCAGTTCGTATGTAGCGAGGGGGCTATACTATGATTATGGACGGAGCGAGAACCCTGGTCTTAAACTCTGTTATCGCTCAAAGTATCGACAATATCGACGTAATAAGCGTGGAAAACGCAACAGGTGAGTTTTTCCGCAAGGCGTATTTATCCAAAGAAACGATTTCCGCAACCGAACGAAAATACGTGTTTTACCTGACCGAGGACGAGGGCAACGACGACATAACAGGGCTTGCACTTTGGGGGAACGGAGCTACGACAACGCTGGCGAGCGGCGTAGAGATGGCCACGCAGGAAGTAACGATACCCAAGACAAATACGCAGAGTTTGCTCGTACATTGGTATATAAAGGTGGTGGTATAAAATGGCTTATGATCCAACGACTTGGGTTGACGATGTAACGCCGGTGAGTGCAGCGAAGTTAAATAAGATTGAACAAAGACTAGCTGAGGAACGATGTACTACAGGATCATTTTCGGACACGACGACACTTATTGCACCAGGGGCAACATATATAAAAACCATTCCCCTTGGAACGCTTGCGAAAAGTGGGACTTGTTTTATTCTTGGTGCAATGAGTTATGGATCAATCATATTTTTTAATACAGATCCATTATTATCTAGGGCATTAAGGAATTACTACAATGGAGACCTATTCCTTGTATCCAGTGGGGTATTGTTTGGATCAAATAGTAATGGAGTTGTACACTTAACGTCTTGTTATATAGATGGAACAGATCTAAAACTTGTTTTCTATAACGACAACACAGAAAGTTCATCGCCTAATATTAGTACCTGCACATGGGAGGTGCAAGCATGATAATTTACCGCAAGTCAGACTTACTGTGCGTTGGTGTAGTGCCTAGTGGTATGACGATTGAGCAGGAAATAGAGCTTAATGTTATTCCAAACTTCGGCGGCTCAAGTGAAGACTATGCAACGATTGAAACCACGGAAACGAATTTCCATTTGGAGCGAATCGGGGACATTGTAACCATTGTGAAGAATGTTGTCACGCCAGCGCCACCGCCGGAGCCAACAGAAACAGAACTCATGGAACAGCGCATAAGGGCCACGGAAGACGCACTAACACAACTACTGCTAGAAGGGATGATTTAAAAAATGTCATTATGCTATGCTTTTGTCCTAAATATGTGGATCATGAAACGAGTTAATGAGAGTTTTGTCCAATTGCAAGTTAGTTTTGGACGATTAACGCCAGAAGAGGCCATTATGATCCTGGCGACACCACAACAACCATAGACAGAAAACTGGCAACCCCATTTATGGTAAAACCTGTTATTATATAACTAATAGCAGGTTTTTTTCTGTGTCCAACGGGTAGCAACGAATTGGGGTGAAGGGTGGCGGACAGATTGGCAGACCCACAAGAGGTCTTAATTGATATAAGAGAGCGCTTAGTCCGTGTTGAGACCAAATTAGACAACCAAAACGATCTTCGCGAACGAGTAGGAGCTGTTGAGACAAAGGCGACAGAAACAGAGTCGCGCAGTAAGTCTGACACAGACAGGATCGACAAATTGGAAGAGGCAAACCGATGGCTCTGGCGCACGCTAACAAGCGCTCTCATCGCTGGTATAATCAGTGTGGCTGTTGCTATTTTAAAATAAAAAGAAAGGATCTGTTTTTATGCCAAGAGTTTATATATCTCCCAGCACGCAGGATCGAAACATAGGCACGGGCTCATTTGGATCCGAAGAGTCGCAAATGAATAAAATTGCGGACTTGCTCATGCCTCTACTTACCAAAGACGGAAGATTTACAACGCTCAGAAACTCCCCGTCTATGGAGGTTGAACAGATTGCCGCCGACTCCAACAAATTTAGGGCAGACATCCATATACCCATCCACAGTAATGCAGGAGGAGGCGAGGGAACAGAAGTCTATGCCTATGGCCCGGGGACCAACAGTGAGCGACTAGCAAGGGCACTCTATAATCAGATTGCACAACTTAGCCCGGGTAGGGATCGGGGGGTTAAGTACAAGAAAGCTTTAGTCGAGGTTGGTGATTGGGTCAGTGCAACATCGGCCCTTATTGAGTTAGATTTCCACGACAACGCATTAGGGGCATTTTGGATCGCCCAAAATCACAAAGCAATAGCCGAGGCGCTTTATAAGGGAATTTGTGACTATTATAGCTATGATTATAGGGCTTTGGTTGTTGCACCTCCCGTATCGCGTTCTGAGCCAGCCGATAAGATAGCCCAGGCCATTGCGCTATTTGAGCAAGGAATTAATCTATTGAGAGGATGATAAAGAAATGTTGGAAAAATTACGCAAACCAACTATTGTTATGGGGTTACTTGGGGCGGTTAAGCTTGCAACTGAGGCTTTTGGGGTAAGTATTATTTCAGACGACCAGATTAATGCCATCGCAAATGGAGTGTCGGCAGTAGCCGCGATTATCGCAACGCTAATGAATCGGGACGCTCAATAAATCGAGGCCCACCCAAAAGAGGGTGGGCAGGAAGTAGAGCCTATATAGTAATTTTCTCTTCTCATCTTTTTAACCTAGCCTTGGGGCTGGGTTATTTTTTTTAATCCCTAAAACATACGAGGAGGGCCAGCGCTGGCAACCCAAAGAAGATAATAGAAAAAAATATCTTGTCAGATATAACGCTCACCTCTCCCATATTTTACATCTAATATATCCTAATACATTTGTAATATGGTCAAGCCATGACCGCATAAGATACAACATACCGAGAGGGGGCGACGCATTTGGACGACAAGTTACAGGTAACAACCGTGACGCTAACGGGCGCTCAGATCGAATTCTGTAGAGGCAAGTCCGGCAATGTCAGCAGACATCTTCGCGGGTTAATTGATCAAGAAATGGGGCGGGAGCAATCCAATCAAAGACATAGGGCACTTTGGGTAGCCGCGAGCAATATTCTAGACGCCCAGCAACAGAAACTTACCGACCTGGAGGCAGATCACAGCAGCCAAAAATAATGGATCCATTCAAATCACAACCTTTCAGATTTTATATTAACTATATTATGTCTATATTATTTTCGTTTTATTCAATCAAACGTGCATTATTTTGGGGTCGCGCGCATAGTCTACAAGCGTAGCAGTAGACAATTTGGAGAGAGTGCGGCCACCAGCGAAAGGGGGCCGCTTTTGTATGTTTAAGGATCTTTTAGGGCTCGTTTTAACGGCGATAGGTTATGGTCTAGTTGGGTTTTTGGCGCACAAATACATATTTAAAAGGAGGGCGCACTGATGCTGATACGAGTTTTACGGATTAGCCAATCCAAAACGATTACTTTGGATTTAACCGGGCGCAAGCTCATCAAGGCCGCCGCCTTGGCCGCTGTGATTATAGCGACAACTGGAGCCGAGCCAGCCATGGCGGCCACTGCCGACATACAGGACCGGGTTAATAGAGCGTCGGAGCCGATCAAGGACTTATTAATCGGCGTTGCGGATCCTGTTTGCTACTTAGTTTTTACATGGGGCTTACTCGAATGTATGTTAGGCAAGGCCAGCAGCGGGGTCACGCGGATGAAATACGCCACGCTGGGCTATATGGGGATGAATTGGCTGCCCGTACTCATGGACATTATCCGGCAGGCAAAGCCATGATTAAATACAGAATGCTAGACTATCCAATAAGTAGTCCTTTTGGACATACGGGAGGATTACACCGGGTACCGCACAGCGGCATGGACATAGCGACGCCAGCGGGAACGCCCGCGCAAAGTTTGACCGGCGGCATAGTGGAGAGCGTAACCACAAATGATCAATTTTTAGGCGCCAGTGTGCGCGTAGACGCTGATAATGGTCAAGAGTGGGTATATGGGCACTTGTCCAAGGTTGATGCCATTCAGGGGCAAACGGTGAGCGCTGGCGATGTTTTAGGACTAACGGGAGGCGTGCCCGGAACGCCTGGCGCGGGGTTATCCACTGGCGCACATATACACCTTACGGCACTCCAGGGCGGCGTTCCCGTGGATCCGGTGGCGGCACTCCAAAGCGAACCTTCTTTTTGGAGCAAGCTGGGCGATATATTCACAGTACCAGGCGCCGACCTGGCGGGTCTAACAGGCGTTCCAACGTTTGGTGACAGGGTTTTGGATTTTGTGGATAAATGGATCAATATGGGGATTCAGGTTATGCCCGAAATATGCGTTGTCCTGGCTATGGTATTCCTTTTGGGCGGCATGACAGGCTGGCGCAAGGGCATGGGTTACGCTGGAACCTGTACGCTACTAGCATTTGTGGGGGTGATCCTAAATGGGGCTATTGAGTAAATTATTTAGAATTGAGGAGCCTGAAATGGTAACGCTGCGCATTATCCCAGACCGCACCACAGACAACCGGCAGAATCACAAGTTAGTGCGCGCCTTGCATGAGCTATACAGCGCGCCGCTGGGGCGCCTGCATAGCGGACGGTGGTTTATCAGGTACACTCCAAAGGCTAAAGTTTGGTATGACGTACTTATTACTAATAAAGAGATCAAGTTTTATTTCACGATCCCGGCAAAGTGGGAAATCTACGCCAGGCAGAAAATCAGCGGGTGCTGGCCGCGGGCGAGCGTGGATCGCGCTGACGCTAATGAGTTAAGGATCCCTTTGGATAATTCAAACGTCACAGAACTTGCGTACAAGCGGCACAATATCTTCGCTTTGCATGTAGACCGCACAGAGGATACGCAGCCACTAGCGGCAATTATGGCCGTCTGTGGAGATATGAGCGAGGGGGATGTGGCCCGCCTGAGTATATGCGCGGATCCACTGCACCGCCTGAACTGGCAAGACCAAGCCGAGGCGGCGCATAGGCAATTTTCAGCAGGTAAGACGCCACAGCGTCGGGGATTCTCCAAAAAGCGGGCGCTAATATCTTTAGGCGGCGCGCTGGAAGGGCTATTTGAGCAACTGGGCGAGGTACTGCTGGCCGTCCTTGGGCACGGCGACGACAAGCCCGATGGGCGACCCATAGACCAGGAAAAGCGGCAAATACTCATCGACGGGCAATTGCAGCGCGGCACCACGGCTAAGCGATCAGAACCGACCTTTAGCACCACGATACGAGTCGCGAGCCACAGTACGGACGTATTACGGCGACATATTACGAGCGTAGCCCTAGCTAATTCCTTTGTGGAGATTGCGGGCGATAACGAGCTAGAACCCGTGCCCGTGCGCCGAGGGAAATCGACGATCCGCGCCCTGGGCGAGATCAACCAGCACCGACTATCCAAAAGTGCTATTTTGGATTTAGACAAAAACGTCATGAGCGCGGGCGAACTAGGCAAACTATGCCAGATACCCGGCGCGGGCCTACAAGATACCTACGCCGAGCAAGTACAGACCATACGACAGCGCCAGGATGGCCCACCTGCAAGCGTAACCAAGGGCGGGCTAGTGTTGGGTCACGCCGAGATCAAAAACGAGCGCATACCGATCTACGCACCTACCGGCAACCTAGATGAATTTTGCCTACCGTCCATTATTATAGGCGGCATGGGTTGCGGAAAAACCCAAGGACAAGGCGCGAATTTAGCCGTAGAGGCCGCGCTGGCAGGCATGGGGTGCGTTACTATTGATCCGGCAAAGAAAGAGCTAGGAGCGGAGATTATGAGCGTCCTGCCGCCCGAAATGTACACGCACATTGACTTATCCAAAGTAAAGATTAGTTTGGATTGGCGCGAGAGTTTCCACGCGGAATACATGACGACGCGCCTAGCTAACGCCATTCTCTCGTTTTTTAGGATGGATGGATCCGAGATGCAGACCGAGCGCTTTTTATTCGCCGCCGTGGTGGCCATGAAGACGCGCCGCCTGTCTGAAATCCTAAAAATTCTAGAGGATGAAAAGTACCGGGGCGAGTGCGTGGCGGCCATGCCGGAGAGCATAAACAAAAGCACTCTTTTGGAGTTTAATAAGTATTCGCCGGAGCGCCAGCGGGCCATTATGGCGCCGATCTACAACAGGATGGCGGTAATATTTAGAGATCAATACCTAGCAGAGTGCATGGAGTGTGCCGAGGGGTTAGACTTTTACGAGATCATGCAGCGGCCTGGCGTGACTATTATAGATATTCCAGACAGCGCGTTTGATCCAATGGCAAAGGATTTATTAGTAAACTTGATTTCCACAAAAATAGATATGGCCATGAGATTGCGCCCGGATACCACCATGCCCTACGTTGTTATCCTGGATGAACCGCACCAATACCTAAAGAGTGCAGACCTTTGGAGGGGCGCAGCGGTGGAAAGTCGGAAATTCCGAGTCAAGTATGCGTGGATGTTCCACAGTTTCGAGCAGATCCCAAACGCCCTGGCTGAGATCGTACTGGCAGCTGGCCCACATTTTCACGTTTACAGATCAAGCGCCAAGACATTCCAAGCGCTAAGGCATTATTTGGAGCCGTACGGCGTCGAAGATATTACCAAAATGCCAAGATTCCAAGCGATTAATATCTTGCGGGCGAATGGCGAAACAACGCGGCCATTCATGGCTCGAATGGCGCCGCCGCCTAGCGCCAGGCTGGGGAAGGAGGATAAGCAGGCGGCGCGTTAAATGTCTCAATTTGTCGGAATGTTTTGGTTGTATTTGGGGGATATTAACTATATAATATAAACAACAACAACAACCGAAAGCGAGGTGGCCAGGACAATGATTGCTGACTATAGGACGTACAGGGCGGTAGAAAAGAAGAAACAGGATTTGTTAGACGGGAAAGTCGTTAAGATCGGGAAAAACCTTTATCACATTAACAGTACCTTTCTAAAAACTATCCAAGGCTTCCGCGTTTATGAAGTAATGAGGGGTGATAAGCACTGGGCGTACCTTTACTATAGGAAGTTCGACCACAGCGTAACTGGGCTGGTTGACCATTGGGAGCTTAGCGACAAAATCAACTAGGTAACTATGAGTTAATAGAGAGGAGGTATCCCATGGGCAAGAAAAAGGGTCTAACCATTGGAAAAACACGGGGCGCGCTTTACGGCCTAGCCAAGTTTTTAGGCGATGTGAGCGCCGTGAAGTCAGGGGATCCAAAAACGATGGGTAAACACGTAGGGCGACGGGTAGCCGGGAAGATTACAGGGGGTTTCTTAGGGAAGTTATTCAGGTAGGGGTGGGCCTAGCCTAAGTGCTGGGCCAAATCTTAGGGGGCGAGGAGGACAAGCCTTGGCGGGGGTTAAGTGGGAGTTTTTGATGGAAAAATTTCCGACGCTCGAAAAACTTGACGAGGCGCGGGCGATGTATGGCACAGGTGAGGATTTTGGATATGCGATAGGTATCGGAGTGGGCACGATTAGGGAGTATCGTAAGTGGTTACTAACCGGGCACAAGCGAGTCAAGAAGTGCGAAAATCACTACATCAAGGACACTGACATAAACGTGAGGATAAGGGAACTGATCGCAAGCGCTGGGCCAAGGGCGACAAATTCAGGCCCGCCGATTAATCCATGGATGTGTCGGGTACAAATCTAAGGGGGCTAAACGTGAGTAGGGTAAAGATTAGCGACGGCAAGGTCAAGAGTTTTGTTGTTTTGGATGGAGAGAACTACCGAGTTATGGGCGCCAGGCCGAGGGGTGACGGACGCTACACTTGCGACGCTTGGAAGGTGAACGGGCATAAGTTTCTGCCAATCAAGGGCGTCCAAAAGTTGGACAAGCTTGCAAGGATATTCCTAAAGGGAGGTGAGTCCTAGTGTGGAGTATTTGGGATCTATTTAAGCGGATCCACGCGGCGAACCGATCCAAGCGTATTGCAGAACAGCGCCGCAAGGCGTGGGAAGTTTATTTTTCCGGGAAGTAAATTAAATTTGAAGGGGGATTATTTAAACCATGAAGAAATTTGCAGATTTATCCAAAGTGGAGGTTTTGAATTTAACCACTGAGCAGATCGAGAAATACGTGGACCTACAGTGTGCAATTGATGGCGTTAGGTTGTTACCGCTATTAGTCAGCGAGCCAGAAAAGCCAGCCATGGCGACCACTACGGCATATAAAGTAGGGGATTTAGTTTTCTTGGATATGGAAAAGGCTCAAGGCGTGGCCGACGCGATAAACGACGCTCAAGCGTGGACGAGTAACTATGATTACAATGTAGGTTATGACTATAGATTCTTAAAGCGTTGCAATGTATCAGAGGTTAGTACAATTAAGGCATTTAGTCCTGAAGAATGGGTCGAGATTAAAGATCGGATGCAGGAATATGCCGTCAAGCGCAAGGAATACGAACAACAAATCAAGGAATATAAGGAGTTCGCAGACGCGCGAGCAAGGGTATCTAGGGATATTTGGGAAGTGGTGGACGAGTACCGCGACGAGCAGGCTAATATCGAACAGATACGGCAGAAATTTACTCAATACCTAGACTTGGCTGAGGGTAACAATCGGATTGCTATAGGTTTCCTCGAAAAAGTATGCCTTATTCCCGATGAACTACGCAGCGAGTTTGAGGGAAAAGAGCAAAATGTGGAGGGCTTTGAAAATGTTGACTAAAGAGCAATTGGCAGTATTGGAACGCATGGCAACCATGCTGGACGAGGAAGTGGTATTCCCAATAACGATATATCTGGAGGCAGGCAGCCCTGAGGAGGCTGTGGAGTTGGACAAGCTATCCAAAGATGAGCTGTTCAAGGGCAAATATGGCGACATTGCACCGTTTTCTACTGCTGATAAAAGCGTTATATACTCATCGTGGAGCCGAGAGGCCGGCATAAGCGTGACGATCTACGACAGGAGCCAGTGCGAAAAGCTTAGATAATTTTGGTGGGAGCGAGAGGAGTAAATGGGATGCAGAAAATCAAAACGTGGGCCTTTGGCCTACTAAGGGAGGAACTAACCAGCACCAAAAGTAATGGCACAATTACCGAAATTAGGGAAGTTAGCCTTTTTGGATTAGTTATCAAGAGAGTTGTTACCACTAGGGCAGCCGGCAGTAAGCCACCGGCGCCCGTGAGGGTGGAGGGTCCGACTAGGGAGCAAGCGGAACGGATGATTACACGGATGAGTGAACTGGATGTAGTGGACAAGCCCGCACAGGTGGACAGGCTGGCCCAGGCGCAGGAGATTGAGGAGGCTGTGGCTCAAATGTTGCCCGTAACCGTGCCCTGGGTAAACAGGCACTACCGTGGGCATATCATAAATAATCTAGCTGCAGGTGTCGAACCGCGATTTATCCGGCAGGCCGTGGTCGAGATGGCACACAAAAAGATTAGCCGGCACCAGCAGCGCTGGACCAAGCAAAGGAGGCCGCGCTGAATGGGGGTGGAATGGCAGGAGTTCAAGCGGCAGATTATTGGGCGCCAGCGGGACATTAGGGAGTCGCGGGAAGTCCTGCGCAAGCTGGATATTATAGCCGAGCGGCACACAGATACGAACAGCCGGCGCAAGCTGAAAGGCAGGCCAATGGTGCGTATGGCGTGGAGGTATAGGGGAGGGGTTAGGTAGTGGAAGTTGAACTGATTTATTTTAAGAGAAACGGCAAGTTTTATAGTCGCGGCAGGTATCAAACCAAAGAAGAACACCTTTTTGATATTTGGTATGAGGTGCGAGCCATGAGGAACGAGGGTAACCTACCGGGGCTAGTGGGGATTAACGATTTTATCATTTCTGTGGATGTTCCAGAACACGAGCATAACCACCCGCACTTGATTGTATCGGGAGTGGTATAGAGTATGGCGCAAGTAACGATTGAACCAACCCGCATTCTCCTACGCTGTGGCTTTACCGAGGCAGGCCAAGCGCGGGCGATACCGGGCGGCTCGTGGAACAGGGAGTGTAAGGCGTGGGAGTATCCCGTCAATGGCAATCTTTTCAGCATGGTATTAGCTCACTTTCCGGGCATTGAGGTAGTTGGAACGCCGCCGATGGTACCGGCTCCAAAGAAGGAAAAGCCAGACTTTTGGCTGGGTAGTGAGGGTGAAGATAAGCAAGTGCCGCCGCCACCGATCAAGAACGCTACATTAATGAGGCATCAAATGGATGGCTACGTAAGGGCCTGTAAACACATGGGGATATTTCAATGAAAGTAACAGTGAAATGTGAGCATTGCGGAATCGAGTTCAATAAATACCCTAGCCAGGTAAGGGATCATAATTTTTGTTGCAAAAGACACCTGACTATATGGCTAACCAAGACCTACAACAAGCCTGGCCACGCAAAGGGGAAAATTAAGTGCCCATGGCTTACGGAGTTGAACAAAAAGCGGAATCCAGAACTTGCCCGCTCAAGCCGCGAGAAAAGGGGTGCCATGCAACGTGGTCGCGGAGAAGGTAAGTCATACCGCAAGTATTTAGGTAAGCACGAACACCGTTATGTTATGGAGCAAATTTTAGGGCGCCCGCTTACGTCAGATGAAATCGTGCATCACATTAATGGTGATAAGCTGGACAATAGGCCGGAGAACTTAAAATTAACTACGCGCCAAGAACACGCTAGAATTCACTTTCACGGCAAAGGGGATGATTAATTATGAGTCTTGCCCAAAAAGGTAGCGGTTTCGCCCTTTTAATGGAGCAAGGCACTTGACCGGCAAAACATTAACGGCAATAGCCATAGCCGGCAGGGCCTTTTTGGAGAATTGTGCTAAAAAAATGCTAGTTGTTGCACCGTCGAGCGTTGTACCAGTTTGGGAGAAAGAATTTAAGAAATTCGCAGACTTCCCCTTTGAGTGCCTAACCTTGGATCAACCCGAAAACTCAAGGCGGGTTAAGGCGCTCAAGGCGTGGGCGCCGGATCCGTCAAGGTTGCAAGTGGCCGTGATTAACTACGAGGCATTCCGGGCGACCAAGGGCGAGGGCAAGCGCAAAATAAGTATGATGGGGGATATCTTCGCAAGCTGGGGGCCGGATATGATTTTGTGTGATGAAAGCCAGAGACTAAAGACTCCCGGGGCGATCCAAAGCAAGGCACTCCATAAACTGGCGCCATTCTCTAAGTATCGTTTAATCCTAACAGGCACGCCAGTAACCCAAGGGCCGATGGATTTCTTTAGCCAATACAAGTTTTTAGACAGAACCATTTTTGGAGATAGCTTTTATTCCTACCGGGCAAAATACGCACACATGGGAGGCTATTTTAACAAGGAGATCACGGCATACACTATGCTGCCAACCAAGCCGGATGGGCGACCAAATCCGTATTATGTACCCGACAGGGAAAAGGAGTTTTTCGACAAAGCGTATGGTTGCGCGGTGCGCGTAACTAAGGCCGAGGCTTTGGACCTACCGCCGTACACAGACCAAGTGCTGTACTGTAGTTTGGAACCAAAGGCTAGTAAGCTCTACCGAGACATGGCGAGCGAGGCTGTGATGGCCCTAGAAAGCGGCGAAATGGCTGCACCCGTAGTATTAACCAAGCTTTTGAGGCTATCCCAAATCACGGGCGGCTTTGTGAGCTATGAACAGCAGGCCGAGGAAGGGCCATTCTCCAAGCGAGTTGTCGAGGCCGTGAGTCAATCCAAAATGAATCTCTTAGAGGAAACGCTGGAGGACATACTTTCCCACGACGGGAAAAAGGTGGTTATCTTTGGGCGATTCACTCCAGAACTGCAAGGAATACGGGCGCTGATTGAAAAGATGGGCGTAGGGTATAGCTTTATTGATGGATCCGTATCCATGGCCGACCGTGGCCCACAGGTAGCACGATTCCAGGAGGATCCAAATATAAAGGTATTCCTAGCGCAGACTCAAACGGCGGGCCTAGGGATCACACTGACAGCAGCAGACACAGCAATTTTTTACTCTTTGGATTATTCATTTGCGAATTACGACCAGGCACGGGCGCGGATCCACAGGATGGGTCAGAAGAACGCCTGCACTTACCTCCATTTGGTAGCGCGCGGAACCGTAGACGAGAAGGTCCTGGAGGCGTTGAAAACTAAGCGGAGCGTGGCCGACCTAGTGGTGGATAATTGGAAAAGTTTATTTAAGTAGGGGGGTGTATAAAACGGTGAGGGAGATTAAATTTAGGGGCAAGCGCGTGGATAATAAGGAATGGGTTTGTGGGGACTTGATTCACGGGTGCGATCCTCAATTTGCTTACATTGTTGAGCGCGGGAGTAATGAATTGTGTAGAAATTATGTACCAGTTATACCAGAAACCGTTGGTCAATTCGCGGGATTGCGCGACAAAAACGGCAAGGAGATATATGAGGAAGATATCTTAGATGTTACATCAGAATTGCTTACTAACTTTGGAAGAACAAGAACCGGACTATACGACACGACTTATAAGCAAGTGAAATGGATTGAGGATGGATGGGGGACAAAAGTATTAAGGAGTAAAAGCTCTGCTATTGGCTTTGAATTCCAAGGGTTAAAGGTTGCAACTAAGTATGGCGTTGTTATTGGCACAACCTACGATAACCCAGAGCTATTACGAATGCAGTAATTGCTCGAAATTTGACGAAAAATAAACACCGTAATTACTAGTATATGTAGTTGTTGTTGTTTATATTCCATGGTATAATTAGGCAAGTTCAAGGAGCGACAACGACTACAAATGAAGGGAGTAAATGACATCATGGCGGCAGAACTTAAAGACCCAGCGGCAGCCGTGGCGGGATGGGTAGACACAAACCCGCTGCGTAGATATCGACACGAACACCAGCCAAGAATGACTATAGCCCAAGCGGCAGCACTCTTGGAGGTAAGCCTGGTAAGTATCCAAAAGTGGGAAATGGGGGCCGGATCGCCTGACGAGTCCAACATGGACAAGCTATCCAAGCTTATGGGAAAGGAGGTGATAGGACAGTGGACGAAATGGCAGGAGCAAAGACCACAGATTTAAGCATTTTCGAACTGGCCGACAGACTTGCATATCTCAAAGGGCACAAGTCAGAACTGGAGGCCCGCGTGAAGAATGTCAATGGCGAGATTGAAAGCACGATTGAACAATTGGCTTCAGCCATGTTGGATGAGGAACTAGCCAACTTTAGGCGCAATGGACAAACCTTCTTCTTGCAGCAACAAATATTTGTTAGTGCGATCTCAGAGCAAAAAGAGAATCTTTTTGGATACCTAGACGATGTGGCGCCCGGAATGGTAACGCGCACCGTCAACGCTAACACGCTGAGAGCATGGACCAAGGAGCAAATGGCAGGCAATGACGGGGATTTACCAGCGGCGTTAGAGGGATTCGTGAGGATTACTGAAAAGCCCAGCGTGGGGATGAGAAAAGCGAAGTAAGTAAAGAGAGGATGGGGAGTAAATTTGGATTACGATTTCAACGAAGACCTGGACTTAGGTAATGTGTGCCTAGGGGATCTAAACAAGGAGTTTAAAGCGTTGTACCCGCAGATCATGAAGTCCCTAAATGATGGCAATAAGGCTAGCATAGCGATTACCGTGGAATTTGCCAAGGTGCCAAACACAACGACTATGACCAATGTGAATTACTCTATTACTCCAAAGTATCCAGCGCGTAAGAAATCTGGCGTGTGCCAAATGAACGATAGTTTCAAGCTACGCACAGAGAAACCACCAGCGCCCGTGGAAAACCTAAAGTTATTCCAAGCCAAGGCTGAGTAAGTAAAAGATAAGAGGGGGATTTTATTAAATGTCAGGCATTGAAAATCAAGTTGAGCGCGTCCATATTACACCAGTGGGCGACACAGTGAAAATTATGCACGGAGAACTTCCATTTTTCCAAAAGGATGGCGTAAATTATCGCGTTGATACGCTACAGAGTATTTTGGATTTAGTCAGAAGTAAGGGCAGCGCGGAAAAGACCATCATTTTCTACAACGATACGTTTATTCATGCGATCCTGGACGACACGATTAATGATCGCACTCTGGACACGGCCCGGTATAACTTTAGTTACTCTATCGAGTTCCTAGCTTGGAAGGAAATCCTGGGGGACAAGCTCATCCAAAAGGATCTTATCGAATTCTTGCGAAATCATCCAGGCGATGTTGTCGGCGGCATTGATTACCTAATTAGCATGGTAAGCAAACTAAAGGTTGTTACCGAGATTGTCGGCGACTACAACTACGATGATAACAACAATGTGAGTTTTTTCTTCAAGTCCAAAGACGGAGAGGGGCAAGTCAAACTCCCGGCTGTGATTCAAATCCAAATCCCTGTCTTTAGAGAAAGCTCATTTGTTCCGATTATTGACATTGAATTGCAACTTAACAAGCCGAAAAGTGAAAACGAAAAGCCAACAATTCAATTAACCTGTCAGAAGTTAAAGTTTTATCACAATAATGCAGTTAAACATGAAGTTTCTTTATTAAAAGAAACACTTAGCGGCTTTATGATTTTTGCAGGCGCACCAACGCGATAAGGCAGCGGGCGCGGCCAACGCGCCCTAAATAAACTATTTTTTGGAGGGGAAAGTTTTGGATTTAGTAAAAGCAACACTAGAACAGAGTGGCCAAGATCCTGTGGTTATTGAGGGCAGGCACGTAATGGTTGTATGGGTTAATGATAAAGGCGACGACGAGAAGACTATTTGTATCCGCGAAGGCGGGGAAACTGATGTGCCTGAACTTCATGAAATGTACGAATTTATAGGGGAGCATTTCGAGGAGATCGCAAAGAGCGGGGAGGAAAACGAAAATGAGTAACGAGTTAGTGAAAGCAGAAACCTATCTTCCTGCCGTGAATGGTGCAAACAGCCTAGCGGAAGTCTTCGCCGAGGAAATGGACGGGTTGAAATTCTCTTTTGAGCGGGTGAAGATCCCTAGCGGCGGCATGACGGCGTTCCAAGTGCCAGGTGACGATCCGGCAAACCCGGACATTCTGAAGGAGATTATGGGCGTGATCGTAGACGATCACAATGTGAATGCCTTTTGGTTTGACGACTACACGGGTGCCAATAACCCGCCGGATTGTAGTAGTATAGATGGCAAGACGGGCACGGTGCGGGACCCTGTCGAGGTTGTGGCGTGTAATAGCTGTCCCAATAACCAATGGGGGAGCGATCCAAAAGGCGGCAAGGGCAAGGCGTGCAAGAATATGAGGCGCGTGTACATTCTACCTTTTGGACAAGTCTTCCCGCTACTCCTGACGGTTCCACCGACGGGTATGGCGAACTTTTCAGACTTCAAATCCAAAAGGATTGTGGGCAAGGGTCGCCGAAGTTACGAAGTTATTACCAAAGTGGCGCTAGTCCAGGACAAGTCTAATGGCGGGATTACCTACAGCAAGCCGACCTTTGCGGTGGCGAGTGAACTTCCGCAGGAGGACAAGCTGGCGCTGGCTGAGTTTAGCCGGCAGATCAAGAGCTTTACTCGTGAGGTAGCAATTGGGGCAGACGATTACGACGAGGCGCCGAAGGATAGCAACGAAAGTCCTATGTAATGCCAGGGCGCCGCGCCGCCCTTCAAAAGGGGGCAGGATTCAGATTTGGAGAATGACTTATTTGGAGAAATAGACCGACGCATCGATTGGCGGGCGTTTTACAGCCAACATTTACAGAAGATTAAGACGATTAATAACGACCATATTAACGCACTATGTCCTTTTCATAGCGAGAAAACAGGCAGCTTTAGCGTAAGCATAAAAAATGGCACGTATCACTGTTTTGGATGCAACGAGGACGGCAACGCCTTAACATTCCTCCAGAAATCGGCGGGAATGACCAAGGACGCCGCCCTGGACCATCTCAAAAACGCCGCTGGTATCACTAATGAAAAAGCGGACAAGCACCCAGCGGCGCGAAAGCAGGCAAAGTACACTTTGGAGGATTACGCCACAGAGAAATTTTTGCCAGCAGACGCGCTAGAAGGCACCTTTAAGGCCGCAGATAAGGGGTTAGGTATAATCCTGCCATACATGGACGAGAGCGGGGCTATTACGGCCACTAGGCAGCGCTACCATGGTAAGAAGTTTAGCTGGACGAAAGGATCTAAAACGAGTTTATACGGGCTTTGGCTTTTGGATAGGGCACGCTCAAAGGGATTTGTGATTCTAGTCGAGGGTGAGAGCGACACACAAACTCTGGTGCTGCACGAATTCCCAGCGTTGGGAGTACCAGGGGCCACGACATTCCAGGCCGAGTGGGTCAAGTACTTGGAAGGGTTAGACGTATACCTGCATAACGAAGGTGACGCCGGCGGCGAGTCGTTTATGAGACAGACGTGCGAGAGGTTAGCAAGTGCAAGATTTGCGGGTAAGGTGTACGAGATCCAAAGTATCGGTGGCAAGGATCCAAATGAGATGCTCAAGGCCGACGTAGCCACGTTTGTGCAGCGCTGGGCCGAGGTTATGGCCACGGCCCGCCCTTTGGACATCAAGGCGCAGGCCGTAAAGGCTATGGAGGCGATACCAGGCCAGCCGGTGCATTTACGGATCCCGCCAGGATGGCGAGTGGATGAGCGAGGCATTTGGGTGATTGATGATAATGGCCGAGTGCTAGTATGCCCGGTGCCTGTGCTTTTATCCAAAAGGCTCAGGTCTATCGAAACCGGCGAAGAAAAAATTGAGTTTGTCTATCTCAGGGAGGGCACTTGGCACAGAGTCATTACGATGCGGAGCGTACTATTTCAGGCCCGGAACATAGGTATTTTAGCAGACAAGGGATTACCAGTAACGAGTGAAACCGCTCGAAAGCTAGTCAAATTCCTGGGCGAGCTGGAGGCCGAAAATCTCGACCTTTTGGATGTAGCCAAGGCTGTAGACCATTTGGGGTGGATTGACGGTAAGCGCTTTTTACCGGGGTTAGCCGAGGACGTGGAGCTGGATATTGATCCAAGTATGTCTATGCTGGCCGGATCCTACCACCAGAGCGGAACAATGGAGGGGTGGACCGAGGCCATGGTCCTACAGCGCAGCAGACAGATCCCGCGCCTGATGCTGGCGGCAAGCCTGGCGGCGCCATTACTGCACCTACTTAATCACAGGGTCTTTCTGGTCCATAGCTGGGGGCCGAGCCGAGGCGGTAAAACTGCCGCACTCAAGGGCGCGCTGAGCGTTTGGGGAGACCCGGAGGGATTAGTCGCGAACTTTAACGCCACCAAGGTAGGGCTTGAGCGCCTGGCGGCCTTTTACTCAGACCTACCGCTTGGTATTGATGAGCGGCAGGTCGTCGGCGATAAGCAGAGTTTCGTCGAGTCGCTTGTATACCTGTTAGGTATGGGAAAAGGTAAGACCCGCGGCGCCAAGGGTGGAGGACTCCAAAATACAAAAGCATGGCGCACGATTGTACTAACCACAGGCGAAGAGCCACTAAGTAACGATTCGAGCGCCACAGGGGTCAAGACGCGCGTACTGGAGCTATGGGGGCAACCCTTTAATTGTGAGGCAGACGCGCGGAAAATGCACGGTTTGAGCGGGCAGCACTTTGGACACTCCGGGCCAGACTTCGTGCGACGGATCCAAAGCCAGGAAAGGAATGATCCGGGCCGACTACGCAAGGATTACGATGCTCTGGCTGAATACCTCCAGGGCGAGGCACCGCAGGCCATGGGGAGCCATATCACGGCGCTAGCAGTATGTTGTTTAGCCGATTTCTATTCAAGCCAATGGTACTTTGAATTAGATGAACCAAGCGCACAGGCCGAGTCGTTAGCGCTTGCAAGTGTTACCCTGGCGCAGATGGAAACCGCAGCGGATACGGATTACGCGACCAGGGCTATGGAATGGATCGAAAGCTGGATTAGTCAAAACATTAACAAGTTCAAAGGCCACGAAGTCGGCGAAAAATACGGAGAACTCCAGCTGAATGAACACCGCGTCTGGATCCTACCGAGCGCAATCGAGCCGGCGCTCAGGGCAGCTAATTTTAACCCGCGCCGCGTATGGCAGGATCTAAAGGATAGCGGCAATTTGGAAGTTGAAGATGGACGCAGCAGGAAAATGGTTAGAATGGACGGACGCAGCGTGAGGGTGATTGTGCTAATTTTGGATAGAAACGCAGAAAAGGACGGATTTTTCTAAAACTGACTACATGAAAAAGGCTAAAACGGAGCAATTCAAAAGAGAGGATTTGGAACGATGTTTAGTTTTGACCCTTGGGATGAAAAATCAAAGAATGAAGAGGCATTAAAAATGCAAAGGTATGACTTTGGTGAATTTATGGGGAGATATACAATCTTGGATGAGCTAGATATTTTTGACGCATTGGAAGACCTGCCGGACCTAGGGCCAGGCGGCCCATGGCTGGCAGGCTGTGCGATCCGCCGAACGCTTTTAGGCACGCCATTAGACTCAGACCTGGATTTCTTCTTTGCAAATGAGGGCCAGCTATCAGATTTTAGGACCAAATTACTAGCAATGGGAGCGAGTAAAGTCTCTAGTAATGACCACGTAGAGACCTACAGCACGAGAGATCGCCTTATCCAACTCGTTAAGATTGGTTTTTATGCGTCGGCTGAGGAAGTCTTGGACAGTTTTGATTTTACTATTACCCAATTGGCCTATGACGGGAAAGACTTAATCGTTGGTGAGTTTACGCTTTGGGATTTAGCGCGGAAGAAATTGGCGCTGCATAAGTTGACTTTTGGAGTGGCCACAATGCGGAGATTACTAAAATATGTAAAACAAGACTTTACTGCCTGCGCTGGAGTAATGGCGAGCATACTGGAGGCCGTGGTAGCTGATCCAACGACAATCCAAAGGGAGACCTACTACGTTGATTAATGGCTTAAAATGAAATCGTGCTAATATTCAGAATTGTTTAAAGTGGAAACAAAGGAAACATTGTGGAAACACTTGTGGAAACATCAAAAGTGAGTATTCATGCGCCTTTGAGGGCTATTTTATAGAATGTTTCCAGTGTTTCCACTAATTTTAAGGTATCCGTAAGAACTTTATTTTTTTTCACAAAACACCCCAGGTTTACAATAATATAAATCATATAGTGACCATACTATAAATGTTATTGTAAACCTGACCTAAAAGTTAAAACATAATAATATACAAGATGGGTGTTTTTTAGTGGAAACATCGGAAACAAATCCGCAAACCCTTGGGGCAGTAGGGATACAGGGTTTTCCAAAGTGGAAACACAGCGGAAACAAGTGGAAACATTTTAGCGCCCAAAACCCTGTATCCCTTGGGGCAGTAGGAACACAGAAATTGTGTGAAGTGGAAACAACATATTTTTCCAGTTGATTTTTAGGCAGTTATCCACAGATTTTATGCAGTTATCCACAGGAGGTGCGTATAATCTTGTCATTGTCAGACAATTTAGGTAAGCAAACCGCCATTTTTGGCGAGGAAAAACCAGCGCCGGAGACCCCAAAAGGTGAACCTGTTGTTTTTGGAGCAAAAACTGTAAGTATGGGCCGAGAATTTACGGATCCACAGCCAGACCTGGGAAAGGAACACAAAGACGGCCCGCTTTGGGCGCAACTTTTGGCCACAGCCTACGCTAAGTCGCCGATCTTATGCGGATCATTACACGGATTTCGCTGCATGGGAACGAAAATCCAAAAAGGCACAAGCGGGGGATACGTTATAAGGCCCGTATTGGGTCCTATGACGTGGACAAGCGCCAGGGAGTACGAAAGGGACCGGGAACGATACCTAAGACCCTACGCAGCCGAAATTGCGGCGCTGCTAGGGGAATTAATTGAGTGGGAGAGTACGAATGGGAATAAAGGATGATTATTTAATTCAAAAGATAAGCTATAAGCAGGCTATGGAAATTGTTATAGAAAATCATTACCTACACAGAAAGGCGCCTTGTTCGTATGCTTTTGGGTTGATCGAAAGGGTAAGCATGGAGATAATTGGTGTCGTTGTATATGGAAAACCGGCTAGTCCTTCATTGTGCAAGGGGATATGCGGGAATAATGAATCAAGCAACGTTGGCGAACTTACTAGGCTTTGGATAAAAGATGGGACACCAAAAAACGTGGAGAGCTTCTTGATAGGAAATACTATTCAGTTAGTTAGCTATGACATATTGGTATCGTTTGCTGAGATAATGCAAGGGCATACAGGGATTGTATATCAGGCAACAAACTGGATATACACGGGACTTTCCGCAAAGCATGTTCAGTGGGTATATGACGGACTAGGGAATGCCCATTCTAGACACTGGGCAAAAGAGTATGGAGGCGTAAAAAAAGGCCAAAGAAATACTTGGGGACAAGTTAACATCAGCAGAGCGACCACGTAAGCACAGGTATATATTTTTTAATTGCAACCGAAAGAGAAAAAAGGAACTTATGGCGAAATTGAAATATAAAATTTTGCCATACCCGAAGAAGGAGGAGAGTGCGAAGTGAAAATTAATATAGGTGATTACTGCATTACTGGCGACGAATACCAAATGACACTTAATTTAAGGGCTATAAGCAGGGGGAAGAAAAGCGCCGGTAAGGAAATCCTTAAACCTTTAGCGTATTTTAGGACTATCGACCAGTGTATTAGCCATATTGTGCGCCGCAAGTTAGCAGAAACAGAGTCGAGCGACCTAAAAGGTGTAATAGACGAGCTAAAGCGCATTGAGGCAGGATTATACCAGGAACTAGGTTTAACGCCACCAGCGGCAAATACGAGGCTGTGATAGCGCTCTTGGAGGGGTAGACAAGTGCAGGAGAATAAGCGTAACCGCATACTGGAAACCAAGATTACAATGAATGACCGCGTTGTGTTTCGCTCAAGTGTTCCAAACAAGATTGTCTTTGTGTTAATGTCGCCAGTTTTAATATTTCTCTTTGGATTTATTTACCTGCCAGATTTTTGGGATTATTGCTTTGATGTTAATTATGGAGGGCACCATGCAGGAAATTAGTATCGTCAAATCAATTCTAAAATACCTAAACTCACAACCCGACTGCAAGGCGATCAAGACCCACGGCGGCATATATGGAGCCGGGCAGGCAGACATTACCGGGTGCTACAAAGGGCGCAGAATCGAGATCGAGGTTAAGCGCCCAGGGTATGAACCCACGAGGCTACAAGCGGCAATTTTGGAGCAATGGCGAGCCGCCGGGGCGCTGTGTGGATGCGCTCATTCCTTGGATGAGGCGAAAGAAATTTTAAAGGGGTGGAATGATTTTGGCACGCGGTAAGAATTATGTCTTCGTTTTCCCGCGCATTAACTTTGCGGATACAAACACGATTGATAAACAAATGGACCATATATGCACAGAGGTAGTCGAGGCCATGCAGGAGGTTGGAAAGTGCGACAATGAGGCCCTAGCGATTGAGCTTTTGGACGTTATACATTCGACAGAGACGGCCTTGCGGATTCTAAAGGAGAGACACTGGATCGATCTAAATAGCGTTAAGGAAAAAGTGATTATCAAAAATGAACTGCGCGGATATTACCCAGTAGATGGCAAGCGGACCAGAACGCGGAAGTAGAGGAGGTGGCAGGCTTGAAGATACGGTGTATCAAAGATGTGGTGATGAGCGAGACGGGCGAAAAAGCTTTTACAGAGGGTAAGGTGTATAACGGATATTACTATAAGGGCCGATTCTCCATGGCGCCAGGAAGGAGTATTTTGTGCGCCAAGAATGATATGGGTGAGCGGCACTATATCAAGTCGCCTGGAGCGTATAACTTAGACAAGTTCTTTTCGAGTCATTTCGTTCTCGTGAGTAAAGGAGAGTGATAGCCCTTTGGAGAGAGTGAGTATACCGAGGCCAATCTTTCAATTTGTCGAGTACAAGCTCAGGAACTACAAGGCCAATAAGGCATTAATCCAAGGTGCTAGTGAGCGAAGGGAGAATATACTCATGCGCGGCAGGCGAAAGCGACACGCACGCGCATACATCGTATCTAGTATTGAAAACGTACCCACAAGCGGATCAAACCAGACCAGCCGCCGAGTGGTAGCGCTGATCTTGGAAGAAGAACGAGCGGTACTACTGGCGCCCTGGGTGGACGTTATCGAGCAGACGTTGGACAGAATGAGCCCAATGGATCGAATGTTGATAAAGTTAAAGTATTTCGAGGCGCGATACAACGATAAGGGTATAGTTATGCAATTGCCGATGTCGGAGCGTAGCTATTACCGTAGAAAAGCGGTACTGATCGGCGAGTTTGCGCGGGCCTTTGGGTTGGTGGGATAGTATGAGTCAAGCCAAAAAGCTGGAGAAGGAATACGAACGCGGCATAGCCGAGGGCACCGAGGGGGCGAACACGCTTTGGCACGCGGCACTGGAAAACACTAAGTATGTCGGACCGAAGACGCAACAACGGATACTAACCACGCTCAAGGAGATCGTAAGGGGCTACGTTGAGGCTGGGAAAGGCGGCAGCGCATGAAGTGGTTTGTGCTTTGGATTGTGTTTGCGCTGGCCTGCTGGGCATTCGTTTACGGAGGGACAAAGGGCGATCCAGATTAAGGAGGAGTACCAATGACCGACGCACAGCGCGACGAATTGATATTGCAACTTTGGAGTAAGTACGTACCAGGTAAGCCAGTAGGGCAATAAGATGGCAGGAAATCCAAGGGAAACAGTGTTATTATGTTAATATAGACATATTTAGGAGTCAGCGACGTTCAAAGCGCCGCTTTTTGCATAGTTAGGGAGTATAAACAACAACAACACATTATTGTAATTTAATGTGAAGAATCTTGTCCAAAGTTAAAGTAGATTGTATTATTTAAATATAGATGTGAAGTGGGTGAATGAGTAGTGGGAGGAAAGGGAAGTGGTGACAAGCCACACTTAATAGATTCGACCTCTAAAAAGAAGGAGGCATTTTTATTAGCCTTTGCTGAGATGGGCGTTATTAAGTATGCGTGCGAGAAAGCTGGTATTGATCGCGCAACGTACTACTATTGGCGAACGCATGACGAAAACTTTTTTGAGGCAGCGGGGCGAGCGCAGGAAATAGCAGCGGATTCCTTGGAGCAAGAGGCAAGGCGGCGGGCCGTCGAAGGTGTAGAGGAACCCGTATTCTACCAGGGTGAAAGGGTTGCCACGGTTAAAAAGTACAGTGATACGCTTTTGATGTTCTTACTGAATGGCGAAAAGCCTGATAAATTCGCAAGGCGCGTCAAACAGGACACAACGCTGAATGCCACAGTTAACATGAACACACTAAGCGACGACGAACTGGACGCCAAGCTGGCGGCGCTAGGGGGCGAAGAGTAGCCGAATGTTACACAATCCAAACAAAACAAAGATTAAGTAACGTTCATTTTTTGGATCAAACTAAGCGAAACCGCTCAAAGCCTAGGGCCAAGCGGAATACATCGATTAAGCGAATGTTACATAATGTGAATATGTTACATTCGTGGAGGAGAAGGGTATGGATAATAACCCGATTATTGCCGCCGTCATGACTAAGCTGGCGGCGCAGCAAGCCAAGGGTCTAGCGAAATATGGCGAGTATGTAACGCCAAGCGCATTATCTTTGGGTGAATGGCTTGAACACTTGCAGGAAGAACTCTTGGACGCGGCAATCTATGTGGAGTGCATACGGGCGAAGTCAAAACAAACAATTACTAAATAACTTTGCAAATACGCCACCATTATGGTAAAATTTACACAGGGGGTGGCGTATTTGCAAAAAATAGATTTAACGGGGAAAAGGTTTGGAATGTGGTTAGTTCTGGATGGCAATGCAGGTAAAGAGGCTTTGTGTAGGTGTGATTGTGGGACTACAAAAAACGTGAGTAAGGCGACGCTAAGAAATGGTTCATCCACTTGTTGTGGGTGCCGAAAGGTAAAGCACGGCATGGATGGGGCTAAGGTGTACAGATTATGGTGCCATATGCGCGAGCGTTGCCAAAGTCCAAAACACAAACATTACCATAGTTATGGTGGCCGAGGGATTACGGTTTGCGATGAATGGCAAGACGCGAAGGAGTTTATGGAGTGGGCAATAAGCAACGGGTACAGAGAAGGGTTGACGATAGACAGGAAGAATGTCAACCTAGGGTATTCGCCAGATAATTGCCAATTCATAACTATCGGAGAACAACAAGCCAATAAGAGAAACAGTAGACTCGTAGAAATCAGCGGTGAGACTAAACACGTTGCTGAATGGGCAAGGATCGCAGGATTATCTAGACAAACAGTAAGGCACAGGCTAAGTACGGGGGTAACTGGTGAAGCATTACTGTTACCCGTAAAAAAGAAGGGGGTGACTTCGGGGAGATGAAAGTATTAACGCGCCGACAAAAAGAGGAAAAGTTAAAACTACTGCGCGAAAAGCGAATCAGAGAATGTAGACAATCGTTTTGGATTTACTGCAAGACAATGGCGCCGGACTTCTATCGGGAGGATAGGGCACACTTACGCACGCTGGCCACGACATTGCAGGCGCTATACAAGGGTGAACTACTCAAGTCGAACGGCGAAGCGTATAAAAAACTAATACTTAATCTTCCCCCATAACCGCAGCATGGCAAGAGTCGGACACTCATTCTATTTTGTAGCTGGATTTTTGGGAAAAACAAGAATAGGAAGATTATTGCAGCCAGCTACAACGACAACACGGCGAGCGACTTCTCTAGGTACACGCGGGACCAAATAAGCGAACCTAAAATTGATCCTTTGGATATAATCTACTCAGACATATTTCCGGAAACGCGAATCAAGGACGGTAACGCGAGCTTTGAAAAATGGGCACTGGATGGGCAGCACTTTAGCTATTTAGGGGCTGGCGTTGGGGGAAGTTTGACGAGCAAGGGCGCAGACATACTTTTGGTAGATGATCCACTCAAAGGCTACGAAGAGGCCCTTAACGAACTGCACTTAGACAAGATATGGCGCTGGTACACAGGAACCTTCCTCTCCCGCGTTAGCGCACCAGGCGGCGAGCCTATAGAGATCGTGAATATGACGCGCTGGGCCAAAGGCGACCTATGCGGTCGGATCCTAGCAGGACCCGACGCGAGCGAATGGTATGTACTCAAGATGGAGGCCCGCAACGATGCGACGGGCGAAATGCTTTGTCCTGACCTCCTTGGCGAAAAGCGATACAATACCCTAAAAAGCACTATGGACGACGTAGTTTTCCGGGCGAACTACCACCAGGAGCCAGTGGACCAAAAGGGTAGACTCTATAAAGAGCTGAAAACCTACGACAACCCGCCGCCGTTTGAGAAGATTATTAACTACACAGACACAGCCGACGAGGGTAGCGACTATTTATCAAGCATTTGCGCCGGATTATACCAAGGACAAGCCTATATTTTGGATGTGCTGTACACACAGGCGGGCATGGAGGAAACGGAGCCAGCGACAGCCGATATGCTAGTGGCAAACGCTGTGAACGAGGCAACAATCGAGTCAAACAACGGGGGCCGAGGCTTTGCACGCAACGTCCAGCGCTTACTTTGGGAGAGACATCGAACGCGCGGTATAACCGTGCGATGGTTTCACCAATCCAAAAATAAAAAGGCGCGTATTATCTCTAACAGCAGTTTTATTGTGAACAACGTATTTTTCCCGCTCAATTGGCGGGATCGCTGGCCGGAGTTTTACAAGGCCGTAACCGAGTACCAAAAAGAGGGCAAGAATAAGCACGACGACGCAGCGGATTCTCTCACCGGCATTGCGGAATTGACGCAGAACAGGGGATTAGCAAACAACAGGGAGCGAGCAGGCCGCGTGGTTGGCAAACCGGCAGGTTGGTAAATGGAGGAGGAAAGCGCTTGAAGGGATACCTTATTTGGATAAAGAGCGGAGCGTGTATTGAGGGCGAGGCGCCAGAAGAAACCTTGAATAAATTTAGGCTAGAGTGGACGAAGTACGCGGCAGGTATGGAGCAAAAGAGATTCTTAACACTGATTGATACGGATGGCGATTTACTCATTGATGCGGAAAATATATCCGGGGTAGCAATCAATGATGTATGTAGGGAAAAAATCGCAGGATTATAAAGGCGCACAGCGAAAGGGGGCGAGTAGATGCTCACAGACTTAACATTCCTTCAACCAGGCGCGCCATGGCCGCCAGAGGACCGCGACACGCGCGACCGCCTACAAATGTACAAAGACAATAGACTACTTTGGGACGGCGAACACGTCCAAGTCTTTAAAGATGCTCTTTGGAGAGTGTTGAGAGAAGACCAACAAACAAGCATAGAATTTACCCTAAACTGGCCAAAGCGGCTAAGTACCTTTTGGGCAGATATGCTCCTGGGCGAGGCGCCGAGGTTTTCCACGGGCGACCAAGGCGGCGCTGAACAGGCCCGCTTGGATGAGATCATCGAACGGAATAGCTTGATAAGTCAGATTTATGAGGGAATTATAGATGTTTCACGCTTTGGAGATGGCCCACTAAAAGTCAGGCGTGGCCAGGACGGCAAAGCAATTATTGAGCCACTAGCGCCAAACTGCTGGCTGCCTGTCGTGGATCCGTTTAACGTCAAGAATGTCCTGTACCACGTTTTAGCCGTAGCAACAGAGGCCAAGCTCACAGTAGAGATCCACGAACGAGGCAGAATGACGCGCCAGGAATACGCACTTGCCGACAAGGGTAACAAGATCGAGCGCCGACTCACAACGCAGACCGAGGATACAGGCGCGGACGATTTCTTGATTATCCCGCTCAAAAACCTAACGACAAGCGACAGGGCGACGGGTATCGATGATTACACCGACCTAGCGAGTTTGAACCAAGAGTTTGAGGTGCGCCTGGCCCAAATAAGCAGGATTTTGGATAAGCACGCGGATCCGAACCTGTACGGGCCAAGCAGTGGCATGATCCAAGATGCAGACGGGCGCTGGGTAATGCCGATCAACACAAAGTTCTGGCCAATTGAGCCAGGCGATTCGCCACCAGGATATGTGACGTGGGACGGCCAGCTTGCAAGCTGCTATAAAGAGCTAGAGATCCTTTTGGAGCAATTTTGGTTTTTGAGCGAAACAAGCCCAGCCTGCTTTGGATTACAAAAGTCTGGCCTAGCCGAGAGCGGCAGCGCACTCAAGCGGCTCATGATGGCGCCGCTCAAAAAGGTAGACCGTCTAAAAATGCACGCACAGCCGGCAATCATCAAAGCCCTACGCATAGCGAGCCGCCTGGAGGGCGCGGAAATCCAAAGCATTAAGATCGAGTGGGCCGACGGACTACCGCAGGACGACACCGAGCAGGCAACCGTTTTAAGCACGCTATACATGGGTGGGCTAATGAGCTTAGAGACAGCGCTCAGGCGCCAAGGCTTTGAGGGCGAATCGCTCACCGACGAGATGGCGCGGATCCGCGAGGACCAAAAGGTGAGCCAGCCGCAACCCGTGACGGAAGATAAAGGCGTGGATATAATGAAAGCATTAGGGGGAGCGGCGGGAGGCACTAGCTAATGCCAGACTTAACCGAGCAACAAGCCGAGCGCCTAGCGCGCCTATACGCGGCGGCAGAATCCGATCTAATGAACGAGATTAGCCGCGCACTTATCAAAGGCAACCAAACGCAATACCTAAAAGGTATGTTGTCCAACGTGCAGGCAATTATAACTAATCTCCAAAAAGGAGTCTTAACCTGGTGCGGCGAGGCAGTACCAGCGCTCTATATTGACGGCGCGAACTACGCAGGTAACGCACTGACCAACGCGGGCTACGATGTAGTAGCAGGCTTTGGAGCGATTCACCAGGAGGCCATGCAAGTGCTGGCCGACAATACCTACCAAAGCCTGGCACAGATCACGCAGACTATAGGCCGCCAAACCCAGGACATATACAGACAGCTTGCTTTGGAGAATATACGCGGATCCGTAGCCGGCAATAGTAGCTGGCAAACAGTGGCCAAGAACTTCCGCGAGCGCCTAGCTGAGCGCGGCGTGACAGGCTTTGTTGATCGAGCAGGCAAGCGCTGGAACATGAGGACCTACGCTGGCATGGTGGCACGCACTAGCACGATGGAGGCGCACCTGAGCGGCACAGCAAATAGGCTTTTGGAGCATGGGCACGACTTAGTAATGGTTAGTCGCCACGCAAACGCTTGTGATAAGTGTAAACCATGGGAAGGGCGCAAACTTAGCTTAACTGGGAGGACTCCAGGCTACCCAACACTAGCCGACGCTAAAGCGGCCGGTCTCTGGCACCCTAACTGTGGTCATACGCAGTATATCGCTATGAGCTGGGAGGACGCACAATGACGACAAACTGCCGCGCCTGCTGTCAAACCTGCCCGCTCAAATGGCCGGAGGGCATAGTGTACACAACCGAGCCAACGATCATACCAGAGGCCGAGAGAGTTTGTCGTAAGTGCTGCGCTGCGTGCCCGCTGTACAGGGCCCACCAACACAGCAGCAATAACACGGGGTGCGATGAGTGCCCGCTGGCCGACGTAAAAGAGCTAAGCAAGGGTAAATGTTGCGCCGGATGCAAATGGCACCAAAAAGGCAACGATTAGGCGCTTTTGGATGGTATTATGGTATAACTAATATTCATGTAAAAGGGGGCACTCAGAACTATGGGAGCAACGAGCATACTTTATGTTAAGAATAAAAATGGCGAATTCGAGCCGGTGGAAGAGGGTAACCCGGTGCCAACTTCGATTGTTGGGAGTTTAGCGAAGGAACCATTTAGTGGCTCAACTACCGCAACTCATACATTTTCTCAACCAATGAATGGATTTTCGATATCTAATGATGGCCTATCTTCTCTAACATTCACAATTGAAACCGACACTTATACTGTTCTTGCAGGAGAAGTATTATCCTTATTATTTTCTCCATTTACTGTAGTCACTGTGACAACCACGGTAGCATATAGAGCTTGGGGGTTGTTGTAAGATGGGATTGGATAAAAACGCAATAGCAGAACTTAATGCGTATAAGGTTGAAACTGCGACATACTTAGCAGACAAGGCAAGTCACGCAGAGTTACAAAGTGTTGCAAGTGGCGCACCACGAACAACCTATGCAACAATAGCCTTATTGCAGGCAGGAATACCATTGGGAGATATATATAGTTATGTTACGTCTGATGGTCATAGATATTGGTGGAACGGTAGCGCATGGGTTGATGGTGGAATATATCAAAGCATGGGGATTGCTGATAAAAGTATTACTATACGTCAGAGTGCTTATATTAATGTTGGTAAGAACTTATTTGATAAAAGTACTGTCACAACTGGTTATATTGTAAGCAGTTCCAGTGGGAATTTAGGTGCTAGTGCTAGTTATAGTGCAAGTGATTTTATTGCAGTAACCCCTAGCACAACTTATACTAGAAAATCAGACTTTTACATGGCTTTTTATGATTTGAACAAAGTATTTATTTCCGGTTTTAGCACAGGGACAGGAAACACAACCTTCACAACTCCTGCAAATGCTTATTATATCCGTGTAACCGTATCAAATGCCGAACTTAGCACCTATCAGCTAGAATTGGGATTGGCATTGACGGTTTACGAAGCATATAATGTAAAGGTTGAAAATTTAGTAATAGACCACACCGGCTTATCTGTCACCACTTTATCAATGCTGAATGGCTTGCAATCTAAATCAACAAGAGATGAGACTAGGTTTCTTGTAAGCAAGAATATATTCAATAAAGATGCAATCACAACAGGGTATATAGTTAGTAATGTTAATGGAGTCTTGTCAGCAAATGCATCATACAGTGCCAGTGAATTTATACTGATTAAACCAAATTCAATTTATACAAGATCATCCGATCTTTACATTGCTTTTTATGACGTAAACAAAGTGTATGTATCAGGATTTACTATTGGCGCAGGAAAATTAACCTTTACGACACCTGCAAACGCTTATTATTTGCGTGTTAGCGTATTAAACAATGCAATTGACATTTTTCAACTCGAAGAAGGTTCAGTAGCAACAGCTTACGAAGCCTATAAAGTCTCTTTAGTTGGCGTTGAAGTCCCACAGGGGACAAACCTTAGTCTATACGAAAAAAAAGGCGTAACCTTCGGAGACAGCATAACTATGTTTTCGACTTATCAGGATATTATATCAAATGCCACTGGTGCTAATATAACTAATGCAGGTTTTGGTGCTACAAGATTATGTCGATACACGAGCCCAACATATCCTTATTCATTGATAGGTATGTGTGAAATAGCAGACGCGATAAGTAGCGGAGATTGGTCTATAATGCAACCAAGCATAGATGCTATTGACGTTGATCGAGGGGATACAGTATTTTCAACTATTTATAATAAACTGAAAGCAATTGATTTTTCAATGGTAAACTTCCTAACCATGATGTATGGCACTAACGATATGAATAACAATAGCCTGTCACTTGGTACAATTGACAGCACAGATCAATTCTCCATAAATGGTGCGTTAAATTATATTATTACGTCAATATTGACAGCATATCCTCAAATAAAGATTTATCTTATAGCTCCAATTTTCAAAAAAGTGATAACTGGTGTTGTTGGTAATAGTGACGAGGGAGCTTTAAGCGTTTTCCTGTATGAAATCGCCGAAGCGTTTAAGATTCAGGCTAAAAGATACCATATCCCTTTTAAAGATATGTACAATGAGAGTGGTATAAACGCCCTAACTGCTGATTATTACCTAGCAGACGGAATCCACCCAAGTGATGCAGGGAAAGTGTTATTCAATGAAAAAATGATGGGGTTTTTGTCAAATAATTAATGCGTAGTAGACAATCAACTACGACAGATACCTTCGCTAAAGATACAAACGTAGAAGTTTACGCAAAACAGCGCCTACAGCGCCAGTAAATTGGCAGAAAGTAGGCGCTACAAAAAAGGACAAGCCTGTTATAATTTTACACATAGGATAGCACTTAATTAATATAGGCCGGATAGCCCTATGGCCTAAAACGGGCGAAATTTAAGGCATAGCGGGGCCGTCAAGACCGCGAAGGAGAGAAAAACAGAAATGAACCTTTTGGATTTTATCACGAAACACGCCGATAAAATGGCAGACGTGCCGGACGCGGCAGACCTAGCCAAGAAATTAGTAGAGGCAGCCAAAAAAGCAGGCTTTGACCTACTAGCCAATGATCCCAAGGAACCTGGGTATATTCCAAAGAGCCGCTTAGATGAAGTAGTGGCGGCCAGGAATACGCTCAAGACCGAACTGGAGAACAGGGACAAGCAACTAACCGAGCTGGGCAAGCAGATCAATGATAACGAACCACTCTTAGCCCAAGTTAAGGATTTTCAAACCAACAATGAAAAACTACAAGCACAACTTAAAGGGCAGGCGCTAGACTTTGCCATCGAACGCGGACTATCCGAGGCTAAGGCGCGGAACACAAAAGTAGTAGCGAGCCTTTTGGATAAGTCGAAGCTAATCTTAGGTGAAGACGGCAAGATTACTGGCCTAGCAGAGCAGCTAGAAAACGTCAAAAAGTCCGACGCGTATCTCTTCGACCTGGGCACGCCACCAGCGGGCGGGGGATCAATGAACCCACCAACGGGAGGAGGGGTCGGAGGCGCACCAACCCCAGCCGACTTGGAAAGCGCCGACATGGCAACCTACATGAAATTGCGCGCTGGCAAATAATCCAAATTAGAGAGGAATGAGTGAAAAGTGGGTAACACTTTTTTAACACCGAGTATTATCGCTAAAGAGGCATTAATGGTCCTGTCTAACAGCATGGTTTTTGGGGGATTAATCCACAAGGATTACGCTGCTGAATTCAAAGGATCCAAAAAGGGCGATACGATCACAATTCGTAAGCCCGCAACCTTTGTGGTCAATGAGTTTTTGACCGAGATCACTGTTCAGGATGCAACCGAATCCAGTACCAGCCTGAAATTGGATAAGCACCTAGACGTATCCTTTGCAGTAAGTCCAACACAAATGACTTTGGATATCCAAAACTTTAGCGAGCAGCTCTTGCAACCGGCAATGCAGGCATTCGCACAGGACATCGACACGCGCATTGCAAGTCTTTACACTGATATTCCGTACAAAGTGGGAACCGCAGGCACGGCGCCTGGATCCCTTGCAATCTTGACCGCATTACGCAAAAAGATGAATGACAACAAAGTCCCACAAAAGGGCAGGAGCCTTGTTTTGGATACCGCAGCAGACGCCAAGTTTTTGGAATTAGATTCCTTCACGGAGGCCGACAAGAGCGGATCCACTGAGGCAATTCGAGACGCCATGCTGGGCCGCAAGCTAGGTTATGATTTTTACATGGATCAAAACGTGAAATCTCACACAGCCGGAGCGGGAACCGTCCTTATTGACAATGCCGCCGGCTATGCTAAAGGAATTGCAGCGATCCACGTTGACGGAGTAACCGCAGCCTTAAAAGTCGGTGACGCGCTCACAATCGCCGGCGCTGACTATGTTGTTACTGTCGCGGGAGAGCTTTCCACCGCAGACCAAGACATCACAATTTACCCGGCACTTGCCGCCGCTGTGGCAGACAATGCCGCCGTGACACTCACCGCGAGCCACGCTGCTAACCTTGCGTTTCATAAGAACGCCTTCGCAATGGCAAGCGTGCCCTTGGAATTGCCGCTAGGGACCGATAAGGCGAGCCTAGTGAATTACAACGGGTTAGCGCTGCGCGTAGTGTATGGCTACAGCCTGACGAATAAAGTAGATACAGTATCTATTGATATGCTTTGCGGGTTTAAGACCTTAACGCCGGAGCTTGCTTGCAGGTTACTGGGCTAAGATGAGCGGCGGGCCTAGTGCCCGCCGTTTTTGCTAAAGGGGTGAGATCATGGCCCTAGAGGTAGGGACAAACAGCTATATAAGCGTTGCCGATGCTACAATTTATTTCGAGGATCGCCTTTATTCCGATGCGTGGACAAGCGCCACGGATACAACCAGGGCGCAGGCGCTAATTATGGCCACGAAGCGCATTGACCGCGTACCTGTGATAGGCCGCAAGGCCGACAGCGCGCAGGCACTAAGTTTTCCTAGGGCATACGCGAGAGAGGCAACGCCTATCCAAAATAATGTTGATTATTCTTATGATTTAGTACCAAACTACGCCGCCGAACTAGCCACGCCGCGCCCGATCCTGGAGGCAGTATGCGAAGAGGCTTTAGCCCTTTTGGATCGAGGCAGCAGCGCGCGCACTAAGTTACAGCAACAGGGAGTTACTAGCGCCAGTGTGGTTGGAATATCTGAAAGCTACGCGCTGGGATCCGGGCGAGGGTTATTATCTCAGGACGCGCGCGATCTTATGACGCCATACCGAGCGGGGGCGGTGCCGATATGCTGAGCATGTACCTACCAAGCGCACCCAATAGCGTTTGGAAATCCGTAACGGCGCGCAATAGCACAAATGAGGCGACAGCCACCACGAACACAGTCATAAAAGTACGTTGGAAGGGCACGAGCAAGCTAGGTACCGATGCCGAGGGTATGACGATCCAAGCGAGCGCCGAAGGGCTTTGCTTTGAGCCAGTTAAACTGGGCGACACACTAACCTACCAGGACAGAACGTGGCCCGTGATTGGATCCGAGATTGCCGAGGACTTGGACGGAGTAGCAATGTATAGGCGGGTGCTAATATGACAATGCGGTGGAACGGGGCCGAGGCCGAGGCAATAGCCCTGGCCGCAGGCATGAAAGCGCTAACCCTGGCCGCCGAGCTTATCAAGCGAGACAGCACTCCGCTCACTCCAAAAGGCCGAAGACGTGGCAGGCGAGGAGGCCCGGGTGGCACACTTCGCCGCAGCTATGCTATTACACCGTCGGCGTCGGAAAAGGCCGTCTATGCAACCTACAACACGCCCTACGCGCGGCGATGGCATGAGGCGACGGGCAATATCAATTGGAGCGAACCGGGAACGGGGTCCAAGTACCTAGAAAAGCCGCTCACAGACCGGGCGGCAGACATCCGGCGATTAGTTACAAAAGCACAGGTAGAGGCACTAAGGGGGAGGCGGTAAAGAATGCTTACAAACGATATAGCGACCTTTTTGGATGGCCTGGCAGTTGCCGAAGAGGGAACTAATATGTTTAGGCATGATATGCCAGCAGACCCCGACACGGCCTTATGCCTGTACGAGTACAGCGCCGGGGATCCAGATCAGTATTTGGATAAACCGGGTCTAACGGTACGCACCAGGGCACTAAGCGCCGACGCGGCACGCCAGCTTATGCAGGACGTGGAAACGGCCATAAGTTTCAAGGGTGACTTAATCCTAAGCGGAACCAAGTATCTAATCATAGCGCCGCTTGGCAGCCCGGCACCGAATGGACGAGACGAACGCGGCAGATATGAGTTTGTACAGAATTTTAGCGCAATTGTAGCGCGATAATCCAAAGGGGAGGGATTAACCAATGCCAGCAGCAACAACGCCGAGTAGTGGCATTTTATGTTTGCTCAAAGTAAATACGGGTACGCCAGAAATACCAGTTTACACAAGTGTAGGCGCACAGCGAAACGCAACGCTGAAAATGGACGGCAAAGAAATTGACGTAACCAGCAAAGACAGCGGGGGCTGGGAAGAGAATGTTCCGGGCACAAAGTCCTGGGCAATCGATTGCGACGGGCTTTACATGGACGGCGACGCAGCGCAAACCGAGCTAGAGGACGCATATATGGCAGGCGATCAGATCATGGTTAATGTAGTGACTCCAAGCGGCCGCTTATACGCAGGCACGGCGACGATTACTAGCTTGGAGATCGCGGCACCACACGATAAGGAAATGACCAATAAGGTAAGCCTAAAGGGCAGCGGGGCGCTGACGCCAACCCCAGCAGTATAATTTAGAGGAGGCAGCTATGCGTAAGGTATACGAGATTGAACTCGATAAAAAGCATAAGTTGCGCCTTGGCACCAATGAGATCGCCGCCCTGGAGGAAACCCTGGGGCGGCCTATTACTAGCCTGGTGCAAGTAGGCGCGGACGGAAAACGAATTCTTAACTTTGGAATAAGGGAACTCAGGGCGATCCTATGGGCTGGACTATTGCGGGAGGCCAGGGACGAGGAGAGGATGCCCTATACTTTGGATGATGTCGGCGACCTGATCGACGATGCGCCAAACTATGGAGAGCTGAGTCGAACCCTTGGCATGGCGCTAGGTGAGGCGCTTGGAGGACCAGCAAAAAACGCACCGGCGGCGAACCCTACGCCCTGACGCTTTGGAGGATAGCAGCGAGGGTAGGTATTAGCCGCCAGGACTTTTGGGAGATGGACGTGGAGGAACTCTTGATCTATGCCGAGGAGCGCGAAAGGCTGGAGCGCGAGCGGATCCAAGCGCAGCTGGATATAACCGCACTCCAAACGTGCTGGATTTTAAACGCATTCAGGGGCAAAGATGCGGATCCACTAACGCCGGATGATTTACTGGGGCGCAAGGAGAAACCGAAACCGACAACCAAGGCTGAATATGAGGAGATAAAGAGGCTGACAGGGGGTGAGTAAATGCAAGTAGGTGACGTAAGCGCCCGGCTAGGGCTAGACATGGACGAGTTTTCCAACGGGCTAGAGGAGGCCCAGCGACAAATGAGCGACACGGACAAAGCCACGGAGCAAGGCGCCGACAATATGCTTGGATCAATCGCTAAAATGGGCGCAGGCGTGGCACTAGCCATGGGCGGCGCGATGCTGGCCGTGGGTGGGTTGGCTGCAGGTTTTAGTGATGATCTAACGGGCGCGCTGAATGGGCTACAGGCCGCCACAGGCACAGCCGACGCGGCTATGGCTGGCATGGAAGACTCTATGATTGCAATTTATAACGCTAATCTTGGCGAGAGTTTTGAGGACATCGGCGCAGCCATGACAACCGTAGCGCAGCAAACGGGCCTAACGGGCGAGGCGTTGCAGGCCGCCACTGAGGACGGGCTAACGCTGCGGGATACCTTTGGTATGGAAGTTAATGAGTCGATTCGCGCCGTGGATATGATGATGCGGGAATTTGGAGTTACGAGCGATGAGGCATATAATCTCATAGCCCAAGGCGCACAAAAAGGACTAGACAAAAATGATAGCCTTTTGGATAGCGTCAATGAGTACAGTGTCCACTTCAAGCAGCTTGGATTTGACAGTACGGAAATGTTCAATATGTTCGCCAATGGTGCAGAGGCCGGCGTTTATGATGTGGACAAGTTAGGCGACGCCATGAAGGAATTCGGGATCCGATCAATGGATGGGAGCAAGGCGTCGGCAGAAGGATTTAAGGCACTTGGATTAGACGCTGGAAAAATGACGGCGGCATTCAATACGGGTGGAGATGCTGCGAAGACAGCATTTGGCAAGACGGCGTCGGCAATCCTGGCGATGGAAGACCCCGTGAAAAAGAACGCCGCTGGTGTAGCGCTATTTGGCACAATGTGGGAAGACGTTGGGGTCAAGGGCATGGAGGCGCTACTTAAAACAAAGGGCGAAATCTCCAATAATGTTGACGCGCTGGGCAAGATTAATGAGGTAAAATACGATACCTTTGGACAAGCCATGGAGGGTATAAAGCGCAACCTCCAAACAGGCATACTTCTCCCGCTGGGCGACGAAGTTCTCCCAGTTATGAATGACTTTGCTAATTGGATCACAGCAAATATGCCTGCAATCCAAAATGAAATCTCCTACGCATTTGAGGTGGGCGGCGAGGCCATAGGCGAGCTGGGCGAGACCGTGGTTGAGGTGAAGGAATTTTTCGGGGACCATTGGAAGGTAGTAGCGCCGATTCTGGCAGGCATAGGCGCTGGAGCCGTAACCGTGGGACTCATGACGGCGGCAACAAAGACGTGGACCATAGCCACCAATGCGGCAACGCTGGCACAAAAGGGCTTAACCTTTGCAATGAACCTTAGCCCTTTTGGAAAAGTCACGCTATTGATTGGACTACTCGTGGCGGCAGGCGTGGCCTTGTACCAAAACTGGGACACCGTGACAGAAAAAGCTGGGGCCATGTGTATTACCATGGAAAACGCGTTCAGGCGAAGCGTTAATAGTATTATTAGCCTAATCAATGGCCTTATTAAAGCGATCAATAGGATTCCCGGCGTAAGCGTGCCCTTAATTGCACGCGTCGAACTACGCACAACGGACAAATCCAAGGCAAAAACCTTGGATGAGCGCCACGGTAACGCCAAGGGCACAGACTACTGGACGGGTGGCGAAACGTGGGTGGGGGAAGAGGGGCCGGAGATATTAGACCTTCCCGTTGGATCCCGCATAACTCCAAATCACAAGCTTAGTGCTACCAGCACCCTGGGCAGCGTAGCGAGCGGCAGCGGATCCGGCGGGAGTAGCGGCGGGGGCATGACGCTAGTGTTCGAGATGGATGGGCGCCAGCTCATGCGACAATTACTGCCCTATATGCCCGGCGAACTGGCCCGCGTGGGGGTGCGCTTATGATCTTAACTATAGGCGGCATGGACAAAACGAGCCAGCTTTTAGACATGACCATGGCCATAAATGACCAACTAAACGCCCGGTCAACCTGCTCCTTTGGATTAAAGGCCGCAGCCGGTGAAACGTCCATCGTCGGCGATCAAGTGGAAATCTACGACGGCGAAACGCTCATTTTTGCTGGCACAATCGAGGATCCCGAAGAAGAACAACCATTAGGAACAACTATTTTAAAGCAGGCGATCCAAGCGAGCGATTGGCACCAAGTAGCAGATCGCCGCATTGTGGCTGAAAGTTACGTCGATAAGACAGCTGGGTATATTGCAAACAATATCATTACTCTTTACCTGGCCGCCGAGGGGATCACGGCAGGAACCATCCAAGACGGCCCGACGATAAAAAAAGCCATATTCAACTACGAGCAGGCTAGTAAATGCTTTGATGAATTAAGCCAAGTGACCGGGTATCAGTGGCGAATCAATCCAAATAAGACGTTAGACTTTTTCGACCGAGCAACAAATATAGCGCCTTTTGGAATAGGAGAAACCAGCGCAATCCGCAACCTAAAAGTCAGGCGCAATCGCGACAACTACAGGAACCGGCAATACCTACGAGCCGGACAGGACGTTTCGACCGTCCAGATCCGCAATTTTGCCGGGGATGGCAGTAAACAGGTATTTACTTTGGATCTACCCGTAGCGCTAACGCCGACCGTCAAACTGAACGGAGTCGCAAAAACGGTAGGAATAGCACAATTAGACGAGGGTAAAGACTTCTATTGGCAGAAGGGCGAAAAGGAAATTACCCAAGACGACGCCGGAACGCCGCTCGTATCGACCGATGTCTTACGCGTGGAATACCAAGGCTTTTTCCCAATCATGGTAGTGTCGGACGCAATTGAGGCCATAAACGAGCGAAAATCCATCGAGGG